AGGGTCGTGTTGCTGTCGTCGCGGCTGCGGTTCTCGCGCACCTTGCGCCGCAGCGCGGGGGTTTCCTCCAGCATGGGGGCGATGCGCTGGCGGCTGAAGCGCTTGGCCATGTCGGTCGTGGGCTGGACGATCATCACCGGGCCCGGCTCGTTGTCGATGATGTAGCCCAGCCAGTTGTTGCCGGTCTCGCTCTTGCCCAGCTGCGCGGCGAACATGACCACCACCTCCTGGACGGTGGAGCGGGCGCTCAGGTCGTCCATGATCTGGCGCAGGTAGGGCGTGCGGTCGGTGCGCCAGGGGCCGGGCTCGCTGCTGCCCTTGCTCGACAGCATGCGGTTGCCGTCGGCCCACTGGCTGACGGTCTGGTCGGCCGGCGGGCGCATGAACTCCGCAAACAGCAGGTCGACCAGGGCGGCGGCCCGGGTGATGTCGTCGGGGAGTTCGCGGGCGCCCATTGGTCAGAGAGCGGCAAACTCTTGGTCTATCTCTACCAGCCGCAGGCGCAGACAGTTGATGGAAGCCTTTCTGAACCCATCAAAAATTTCCTGTGGCACCTTTGAATTGAGCTCGACTGCATGGTTGCTGTTCCAGCTTTGCAGATAAGCCAGCTTTTGAACCGATACCAAGGACTCAGCCCATATCTTCAACTCGCTTTCAATCTGATGTTTTTCCATCAGCAAGCGGCGAGCAATATCAAAATTCGCTGGGGTCATAGGGCTCCTTTGGGTAGTGAACTAAGGTCGGACAGCACCATGCGGATCTCGCCCTCCAGCAGAGCGGTCACCGCAACCAGGTCGGACTCGGCGGCGAGCTGCGGCGACAGCCTGGCCGGGATCTGCAGCAGCGCGTCGCGCGTGGACGTAATCTTGCCGGCCCAGGCGGCGCGCACGGCGTCGGTGCGGATCAGATCGCCCGAAAGCTCGGCCTGTTTCATCTCCGCGATCGACGCCTCGGCCAGCTCGCGCCGGCGCCGGGCTTCCTCGTAGCTGATCCGCGGCTCGGCATCACCGGCCACGATGGGCCCGGCCGGCAGCGGTGCGATCGGCGCCGGGTCGCTGCCGGCGTTGCGCACCCGGGCGCGGGTGTTCGCCGCCCACTGGATGTCGGCCACGTTGGGGTCGATCTTGCCGTCGATCAACGTGATGCGCTGGTCCCTGATGGCGTGATGCACCGCCACGCGAGACACTCCACGGTGTTTCGCATACTCGGTTTGCGTCATCAAGGTAACTTTTGCCATGCTTGTAAGAGCCCTGTTAACTATTTCAAAAACTCATTCACTAGCGCGATTTCGCGCTCGTTTCGACCCGTGATGGCAAAGTGCCAGGAGTACCTTGGCTTTTGCAGACTGGATGGCACGCTGCTCATGGCTGGGTCACGCACGGTTGAACTTCGCCACGAAGAAGCGCGCCTCGGACTCGAAGAGCCGGGTGAAGTTCTCCCTGATCGAGGTCACCACCCTGGCGTTGATGCGCTTTGCGTTGAACATCTGCGCCACGTCCACGGTGCTGATCGCCTTGATGGGCAGGCGCTTGTCGGTGGTGCGACGGAAGACCGTGCGCCCCTTGTTGCCGATGAAGGCGCCAGGGATGGTGCGCTGCCCGCCGGTCCTGCGGATCTTGAACCGCAGCTGCTTGAGCGTGCCACTGCTGGCGCGTTTGCGTGCTTGGGCCAGGCTGACAGATCGCTCGAGGAAACGGATCACGTTGGCACTTCGCTTGCGCCCATCGCCACCAGTCAGCGCAGCCTCCAGCCTGAACTGCCCATTGCGGAACGATGCACGGCGCACCTGCAGGCGCTCGCGCACATACCCTGCCGTGACGTTGAACTCCTTGGTGATCTCCCTGCCCATGCGCGTCTTAGCCTGGGCCATGGTCTTGTTTATGGCCGAGGTCAGGGACCTGATGCGGACATCAGCGGCCAGAGCATCCAGGCGCTTGGCGATGTCGGGGAAGTTGGTGGTGACGCTGATCTGCATGATCACCCCGCCCCACCAGGTACGTCGATCAACCCAAGCCAGGGCATCATCCCGTGATACCACTTGAGCGACTTGGCCGCATACGCTTGATCCCACTGCGCCATGAATGCAACATGCGCCAGCACCTGTTCGCGCGTCATAGGCATGCCTCGTAAACGCTGCGGCGTTGGCGTTTGGTCCTTCTGATCAACCGGTATTCCATCAACCGTTCGATCGCTGACCGCACGGCGTTCTCAGACCATCCGGTGATCGTGGCGATCTCCGGCCTGGTGAGTGCTCCATGCTCCAGCAGGCGCTTGAGGGCATAGCTGCGCGTCATGCTGGCACCTTTGCCATGCGTGCCTTGACCCTGGCCCTGTAGGCATGCCATGGCTCCCGCATCTCGTCCCACTTGCCCACCCCGATGGACATGCCAACCGCCTCGACCGATGCCCTGCTGTCCGGGTCCGATGCGCGTGCAGTGGTCTTGGCCGGACTTCGCTCGTCCGCCACCCATTGCCGCCAGGTGACCAGCGTTCGCTGAGCTGCCGCCTTGTGTCCGCAGAACTTCCCGTAGACCAGCGCGGCATCGAGTTCTGGCCTCAGGCTGTTGATGACTTCGCGGTATTCGTCCGGCAGTGTGTGTGCTGTCGGCCCGCCTCCGGAATCGGGGGCCGATGCTCCACACTCAGGATTCAGAGAAGAGGGATTCAGAGAATCAGGATTCAGGGCGTTGCGACCCCCTCTTAATGAGGGGTGTTTTCCGGAGTTCTCCGGAGTTCCTCCGTTATCAGGGGGGTCATCATGACCATCAATTTCCAGGTATTTGGGTGGCTTGATGACGCTGGGGCGCTCGGAATAGTGGGGTTTCTGGTGCGCAGAAAACTTCAGTATCTGGATGAATGCACCATCTTCGTTCTGATAGCGCAGCAGGAAGCCGCGGCG